CAGTCGTGGTAGGCGTCGGCCTGGCCTGAATAGTGCCCTCAATGACCGTGTTGGCCTTCCTCAGAATGTCCATCAACTTGCCAAACGTGCCTGCCGTTGTGTGCCCGCTGTATGCCTCATCCCAGACCGCATCTGCAATGACTCCGGCTGTGGGCGGTGCCGTGTAAGATGATGTCGGCAACGGCATACCCGTGACCGCCACACCGCCCCACTGATCGACGTTTGCCGTAACTCGTGCAACTACCGCCTGTGTCCTGACCTCATACGCCTGGAACGTCGCCGTGGTCAGCGTCAGCGTTACAAACCACCGACACACCGGCGTTGTCCCGCTCAGGCCCACCAACTCAAACTCAGCCGCCCCGGGATCGGTGAACACTGCCGCATAGGTGCCTTTGCGGTTCGTCGCCTCTGTGCATGACGATGCAGTCTGGACGATTGTATCGCTACCAATCGAAAACAGCCTGACTGTCAGCGATAGCCCTGGGGCTGCTCGGAATTCGACTGTCTGCGTGGCCATTGCCTCAACCTCAGATTACGGGATCGGAAACGACTTGCCACAGCGGCAGTAACTCGCCGATTACAATCGTATTGCTGTTGTGCAGCGTGTATGCCCATGCGGGCTGTCTGTACTGCGTCGGCAGTCCGTCGCCATACGTCTGGACAAATCGCTGACCGCTCTGCAGCAGCAGCAATGCCGTGCTTTGTGGCATGGCGTTGACTATGTCCTGCATCTGCTGCTGCGTGTGAATTGAACCGTTGCCCAACTCACTTACGCCCCACGTTTGCTCATACGTTGCAATATACTCGCGTCCGACATTTTCTTCGGCCTGATTGAATCTCAGGACGATGTTTCGTGCGAAATCAGCAGCCCGGTTTTCCGGTACTTCAGGGACTGGAAGAGGCATTAGGCAAGTGCTCCAATGTTGCGAAGTGCTTTAACGATTTGCGAGAGTGTGTAACCGTCGAATGTGTCCGTGTCCGTTAGTGCTGTGCCACCGCCACCGACTCGCGTTGCGGATGCTACTGCAGTTGTGGGCTGTGCAATTGGAGTCGCCCCCCAAAATCCCACCAGCGAAGTCGTCGCACCACCAATCCGCAGCCCTCGCAATGTGCCGCCGCCAGATCCGGCTGTGACCTCGATTGTGCAGATATTGGAGGCCCATGCAATATTTAGCCGCTCGAAGGATGTCGAGCTTGTAAATGTGTTGTAGATTCTCGCCGTTTGCGAGCTTGCCCCTTTGCGTAGTGCAAAGATGTTCGGGTCGTCTGCAGCCAATACAACCTCTGACGAATACCCGTATCCGCCCTGCCGCTGAATGGCGATTGATCCGTTAAACTCGGCCATTACGCTGCTAAGAGTGGATCGAAATAATACGCAGTCAAATCCGCCAACCTTAAAGTCAATCAATGTTCCGTTTGACGCTATTTGCAGAGTACTACCGGTAACGAGCATGCTATAAAGGTTCGACGTGAAGTCAATGCGGCTGAATTGTTTGGTGCCCGCAAACGTCTGTGCCCCCGTCGTGACCACACCTCGGGCCGTCGCACTCGCTGACGGCACATTGAATGTGTGCACCCCCGCCGCCGACACAATTGCGAACTCGGTGCCTGTCGTACCTGTGGCGAACGTCTGCGTTGCGTCCGTCAACCCGTTGAGGCTGCTGATGCCGCCAGCCGCAATGGTCGCCCACGTCTGATCACCTCGCAGATAGGTCGATGCGGATGCTGTGCCGGTTGCCAGTCGTGCCGTCCCGATGATCCCGCTGACGATGTCGCTGGCTGCGTGCGTGTGGCTGGTGGCTGCTGCGTCAATTGCAGTGCGTGCCGCTGCCGCATCGGCTGCAGTCATCACTGCACGCCCGACGGTTGTCGTGTCGATGATCTGTGTGGACAGTAACGCTTCAATTCCCATTCGTGCTGTCCCGCTGTGTCACAATCTCGATTTCGTCCACCACCTGCCGCACCCGATTTGCTGCGGTAGTCAGCAGCAACTTTGCCCCGTTGAGGCTCTGTTGCGTGACGTTGAACCGCTGCAACCTGCCGTCCTCAGTGCCAACTGATTCCGCACACCTTGGCCTTTCGGCACTCCCAGAACTGACTCATCAAATCGCCAATTCGGTTGACCACTTCGTCCAGTTCCAGCCCCGCCTGCTCCAGTGCGTCCGAATAAATTTGACAGTTGAGCGAATCGTCTGCCGTCGCTGAACTCGCTTCGGGTGAGTCTGATTCCTCCGGCAGACTGGAAAACGTGCTCCTCAGCCACATGTACAACCCGCTCATCTTCAACGCCCTCCGCTCGTTTTGCGGCCACCACAGCCGCCAGTTCCTGATTTACAACCACCATTTCGTAGTACCCCCGCGTTAATGTCGCGGGACACAACACACCCGTGAGGCCTGCCAACACTCCGCCGATCAATTGCCAACGGAACGCCCGCTGCCTGTACGCCTCCACTGCACACAAAACGCTGATGATCCCGCAGGCCCATGCGACCGTTGCCGTGTGCCAGAACTCTTGCGTGAAATCCATCACATGCCGCCTCTTGCAAAACCGTTGATTGCGTAAATTATGATTGCGATTGCTATGGCAAACACGATTGCCATCCAGCTTTTGCCCGTGTATTTGCCAACCGTCTCAAGAGTACGTTCCGTAATGCGGATTGACAGCCCGGGCATGGTGAAATGAACAACCTCGCGGTCGTCATCAGAGTGATCGTCAGGCTGTCGCTCATCTGCCATCGCATTTTCCGGCCTGTGTCCGTTTCGGGAATCTTCCCAGAATCCTACAGATTTTTTCCCCGTCGTGCAACATGCGCTGCCTTTACCCTGTCCAGCAGCCCTGCAATCGTCCCCCGCGTGTAGCCTGTCTGGACCACCTGTTCGCCGTCCGCGTTTGTCCATCGCATGGCAGGAACTCGGTCAGAGAACCGCACCCATTTGATGGCCACGCCTGCCTCTCCCAGTGCCTGCAAATCGGCCTTCAGCGTCTGGCAGGGACCACACCACGCTTCGGAATGGATTTCCAGAATGGGCAAATCCTCGGCAGCGGGCGCGGATGCCACCGGCGGTTGTGCTGGCCTTCCGGTTTCCAGATCCCGCACCCGCTGTTCGAGGTCCGTGACTCGCTTGCTCAGTGTGGCCAGATCCGCCACGGCTGCGGGCGATGGCTCGTCCAGCAGCGGTTGGTCGTCGAACACTGCCGCTATCAGAGACCCGACACATCCCCCGACACAACATACCAACACTGCTGTCAGCAGCCTGTCAAGTAATCCAATCATGCGAAATACCCTCCGCCCTGCGTGATTCTGTCGTACCGTTCCACCATCCTGTCAGGCGTCAGCAGATAGCCCCCGAACGGCTCCCACTTGTTTTTGCAGAGTTGTTCGTAGCACAGCCGCGACATCAGATAGTAACCATCGCCGTGCGAATTCCAAACGGCCAAATACCAATCGCTGCCGACCTCCACAGCCCAGATGATCTCCGTGGCATGTCCGCCGCCGTTGCGCGGTGCCTGATCCATGACCCGCTTCGGTGCACCCGGCACCTGCTTCCAGCTCACGCCCCAGAACGTGCCGATATGTCCCGTTGAACCTGCAGCCAGTGCGGCCAGCATATCATCCCACGGTGGCAGGTCTTTGACCTCGGTCACATGCGGTGCCTGAACCGTCAGCCCCTGACAGCATCGCACGAATTCCGACGCCCTTCGGCAGTATTGTTCGTAAGGCCAGACAAACTCAGTGGGCAATCCGGGATTGACCTGCAGACCGGGAATTCCCTCACAGAGCACCCTGACACCCGAGTGAATCGACGTGCCACGGTCGCCGCCCACGTTGCTCGGCTGCATCACGTATTCCGAGGCGTTATACGCGTAAATCTCAGACAGCACCGGCATGCGCTGCCGACCGCTGCAATACCACGACCGGACCTCTTCTCCGTTTGCCGTTGCGTTGCCCTGGCAGTCGTTGCGCCCTGTTGCTCAACCTGCATCCGCGTTAGTGGGCTGTTTGCGGGATCGCGCAACACGTCCAAGTAGCCCGGAAAATCCCCGGCCCTCGGCACAATGTCCACAAGACGACCGACCGCCTCACGCTCCGCATCAGTTGGCCTGTGCAGATTTGCCACGCTGACCATCTGCGTACCTCCTGACATAGCGTGCGTGTTTTTCCGGACTCCAACCCTCGCCACCAAAGACGACGCTCTCAGCTCTCAGCAGCGGAAGAAACGCCTGCTTGCGTGCTTCCTGTCCGGCAACCGAAAACCAATCAGCAGCCGCCTTTTCGCTCGTGATTTCCCCCGACTCCAGACGGTCTGCCAGTTCGCCCTGCGCGGCCCGCCATGATTTTTCGTAGGCCCGGAACGCCGCTGCAACATCATCCGCAGGAGGCTGTGGCCTGCCGTCCGGTGGTGTCGTCTCGGCTGCCGTGACGTTCAGAATTCGCCGTCGCAGGTCCGTCAGATCCGCAGAACCCGCAGGCAGAATCAGCAGCTCCGCAGTGCCTGCAGCCAGGCCACGCACAACGTACCCATTTGCCCGGGTGACGGTCTTTTCCTCCAGCCCCTTGCCGCCAGCGAACCGCGAGAAAATCACAGCCCCTTGTTTGGCGGGGGTGACCTGCAGGACTCCCGCAGGACTGGCCAAAATCACTAACGCGATATCGCTCTGAATCAGGTATAGCTGGTCAGTGGCGAACGTGTCCACGCTCGGCTGTGGCTGCGTGTCATCTGAACAACCGGCGAAGGGGCAGGAGGCTCAGGGAAATCAATCGTGCCATCCTGCAGCATCGTCAGCAGCAGCAGGAGGATTCTCATGTGATGCCACACTCAGCGCACAGAGCAGCCGCGTCCTTGGCTGGCATGGTGGCTGCCTTCGTGAGGGTCTTGTCGGCCATACGCCACGCCGAATCATAGTCGAGCGAGAACCGCCCGATGTCCGCCGGAATGCCGGTTTTCTGCGCCCGCTTGCGTTCGGACTTCCTGCCGTCCGCGCACACTTTCAGAATGCGTGTTTGCATTCCCGCAATAGCCTTGTTTCGCTCTGCGGGATTCGCCACGATTGCCGCCACATGCTGCTGCGGCGTCTGGTCCTGCTGCTGCCGTCGCTCGCGACATTTCTGCAGCCACGCCTGCAACGCCGGCCACACAAGCTGAAAGATGGTCCCGAATGCAATCGGGTCGAATGAGACAGTTTTCCCGTCGTCATTTATCCCGGTCAGCCCACCACAATCAGCCGCCACCAATTTCGCAAATTTATCGACCTGCTTACCCACGTCTCCGCCTCCAAAAAAACAGACTGTAAATCCTCACGGCACACCACATGCCAATCCGCCGCCATCTCGGCAACCCTGCCCGCTCCAAACACTCCAAAAACAGGGCATCGCCAACCATCCGCTCTGCTCCGGTTCTCGCGTGCTCACACCGCCAGTCATGCACCAGACTTGCCAACCGCACACTCGATTCCAGCGGGTGCCCCATGACACTCCAACAGGCCCTCGGAATGCTCGCACCGTCCCAACTGTAACCCTCCGGCAGGCTGATCTGGTATACCCCGCCGCCGGTTTCCAGCACCACCGTGGATGACCGCATGAAAACCAGCCGCTCGCCCATCAGGCACACCGGCAGCTCCTCGCAGCGTGTGCTGGTCACGGGACCACCTCAGCCCACAGCACAGCACATTCGCCGAACCAGCCCGCCAGGCTCTTCAGCGTGCCTTCGGCTGCCTCTCGGCTGCTGTAAATCTCGCTCGTGCAGATGATGTTTCCATTCTGCGCTCGCAGACGAAAAAACCAGCCGTGCTCACCGTCGACCAATTGCCACGTAAACATACCCACACCCTCCGTAATCCCACCACAGGACAAAAAATCGCGGCTGCCGTATGGTGCGCTCGGAGGCAGCGCGGCAGCCGCGCGGCCGTCCTGGCCCTGTTGTGATGTGGCGTCCTGCCGTCCTCCGTTGCGTGACATTGTGGGCGCGGGATGTGAGATTGTCAACAGGTTCGGTCCGGCCTCCAGTTAAACCCCTGCCCTGACTCTATGACGGCCTCATGCACTCGCTGCCAGCGGGTCGCCCGTCGCGATGCTGCCCATCTGCATCCCCGTGCCGTCTGGTAATGTACCCACTGCCCTCGCTGCGACGGCCCCACAACCCACACACACAACAGCCCGGTCCAATACCAACCCGGCTGGATCAGTTCTGGTTCTGCCTGTGGCTCGCTGATGTCCCTGCCGGTCTCGTCGATGGTTCGTCGTGTCATTCGTGCCCTCGCTCTGTCTTGTGCCTGTTGCAGTAACGCCCTGTCTGCAGCAGTCAATTCTGCCATCGGTCGTACTCCTCAAACTTTGCCTTCGCCTTGAAATGGTATCTCGGCCCGTCCAGTTGCACGTCGACCGTGCTGAGTCTGCCACCCCGATTCTTCGCCACGATCAGCTTGGTTTCGCCCTCGCCTTCGTCAAGATTTTTGGCCGGGTGAATCAGAATCACCACGTCCGCGTCCTGCTCAATCGCTCCAGATTCCCGCAGATCGGCCAGTGTCGGCTGCCCCCGCTTTTCTGTGTCCCGATTGAGTTGGCTGCCCACGATAATCGGCACCTGCAGGTCCAATGCCAGCCGCTTCAGGCTCCGGCTTGCCTTCGCGATTTCCCTCTCTCGGTTGTCTGCCCGGCTCACGGCCACCTCCAGTAACTGCAGATAATCCACCGCAATCCCGCACAGATTTTTCCTCCGTGCCGTGACCTTCAGCAGTGCCACGATTGCCCCGAGATTGCTGGTGCTGTCCAGATAGTGCAGGTTGAGATTCTGCAGCGTGTCCCGTCTGAATCGCGTGCTCAGCCGCTCGCTGATTTCGGCTGCCATCATCTCCAGCGAGACAAACACGCCAGCCTGTGCAGGGCTGACCGACGCCAGCAACATCTGCAACATCAGGACCGATTTCCCGCTGCCCGGTCGGCCACCCACAACCACCAGTTGCCCGGCCTTCAGTCCGCCTCCCAGTGCCGCGTCCAGATCCTGCAGGCCGGTTTTGTGGACGGCTGCCGGATTCGCATGTCTGGCGTCCATTGCCTCCAAGGCCTCGCGCTGCGTGCACAGCTTGGCCAGTTCGGCCTGCCGGATTTCGTCGAGTTTGGCGATGTAGTCGTCAACGTCTGGCTCTGTGTCTTTCAGTAGCTTAGCCCCCAAGCTCCGCGCGTCGTCAATCTCGTTTAACTTCCGCAGCTCGCTGCAGTAGTATCCGATATGGGTGACCTCGAATTGCAGGGCAGTCAGATCCACGAGCACCTGCAGATTGCACCGCTTGCGGGTCAGCTCATCCATCATCGTATCGACGTCAAAAGGCTCACCAGCTTCGGCCCTGCGTGTCAAGATCTCCCAGTATGCCCGCCTGTCAGGATCTCGGAATGGGTGGTCTCCCGCTGTGGCCTGAATTTCGGCCACCACGTGATCCCCGCACAATGCAGCGCACAGCAGCCCGCTTTCAATCGTCGCCCGGTTAGAAAGGCTCATTTTGCACCTCGTCTTTCACTCGTGAAAACTCAGCCGCTAATCTCGGCAACGTGTATTCGGTGACCGCCACAAACCGATCCCCGCCGATGCGCTTCGCAATTCTCAGCAGCGTATCCCCGAGATGTCCGGCCCGTGCCTGCCTGTGTTCCGAGCTCGCGTCCGGCCAGCGTCGGTATGCCTCCAGTGTCCGCAGAAACTCGGGATCTTGATCGGGCTTCGGCTTACTCGCCTTCGCTCGTGTCTTTGCAATAGGCTCAGCAGGCTCCACAATCGACTTGTAGGCGTTTGCGATGCTGAACTGGACACACAACGGCCATTTCTCCGGCCCGAACCTGTGGGCCTGTTTCCAGACAGCCTCAGCCTGTGGCCCATTGTATCGGGGGTTAATTGAATCCAGCGCGGCAGCGTCCAGATAGTCGCACCAATCCTCAAAGGCTTTAAGACACTCTGGAGTGTTCATTCGTTCCGGAATGAATGGCTGTCCCTGTGGCCCGTTCTCTCTCTCTTTTCTTCTAATCTCATCTTCTCTTCTCTGGTCCCCGTTTTCGTCCCCTTCCTGTCCGGATTCTGTCCCCTGCGCTGGGGGACAAACTGGGGACAGTTTTTGACGGCTGCGTTTTTTGGCCTTTTTTTCGGTGTCTTCCGCCCGGAGTTTCGCAGACTTGCCCATGTGACGGCCCATCTTCGGGATCTCAAACATCCCGTTCGCATGGCTCAGCCAACCCACCGCAATCATCGCCTCACAAAATCCGGTCCGGCCTGCAATCCGATCCAGTCCCCTGATTGTCCCCTGCGTTCGGGGACATTCTGGGGACAAATTGGAATCAACCCAACTCCAAAACGCGATCAGATGTCCGACCACCGTGAATTCATCAATCTCCAGCAGTGCCGCAAGTCGCATGACCTCGGGCTTTGTTGCCGTGTCCTTTTCCACCTTGATCCAGTGTGCAGTCATTACAGTCACCTAAGCTTTCCATCGCGTCTGTCCTCCACCCAGGGCACGAAAAAACCCGCAGGATGATAGGGACGAGCTACCACCCTGCGGGTGCAGATCCGGATTGACTCCGGATGAAATCAGTATGTGTTGCAGCA